ATGAAAAAAAGAACTAAAAAAGGCAGTAACATCCGTTTCCGAGAACACACTGAGGTCGAGAGGTCTTACATTAGTCTTTATAAGATATTCTGCCGCGCTTGTGAAATTTCCGCGGCCATATCACTGAATCAAAGCGGAATTAAGACTGACGGCAGAGGAATACGGGCTGCAAATATTTTCACTCGTCAAGTGTTGACTGCGCATAGTCTTAAGAAACTACTGCCAGTACTGCGAAACGGAGTTAATCCCGATGATACAGTATGGGATGTGACCACTATCGCACTTGTGTCCAGAAGTGTGATGGAAAATTTTCAGGCGCTTTTTTATTACGGAACGGAAACGGTCTCGGAAGCGGAGGCTGACTTTCGTTTTCGAATTTTCCAAAAAGACAGAAATGTTAAATGGCGTGATATCAGACTGAAGGCTGGTGAATCTGAAGAATCACTGGAGGAGTTTTTCACCGGCATACCAAAGCAGCAGGAGGAGATAGTGAACCATGAATTCTATAGTTCACTATCTAAAGAACAAAAGAATAGTCTCAAAAACAGGGCCGAAATGTATTATACCAAAGCTGAGTTTGAAGCTCGCTGCCCGCGGTTAGCCGACATTGCACTACATCACCAGTTACTATCAAATCTGGCTCATCCATTGCCACTGGCTATCCACAGGATTGATGAATTTAGCGGTCATGGTGCACCCAGTGAAGCTGACATCTGCTTAGTCATAATATCCCTGAAGGTTGCTACAGACTGCCTAATTGCGTCAGTTGAGGGAATGGGCGAAAAATTTGCCGATAGTATCGGTATACTTTATCGGTCAATGATTGAAGAACTCTCCAATTACTCACTTTGAAATTAATACATTCCTCAACTTCCAACACAGAGCAACCCGTCCAATTTGGTTTGCTCTGCTTTATACTATAGCAATAAAGGGAGTAATTTATTATTAGCTGGCTTTAATTTCTCCATGTGGAACGACAACCCAATCTATATGATTTTTCGTGTAGATCTTGGTTGACTTAGCATCGCTGTGCGCCATTCGTCCTTGTGGATCGATGCCTTGCTGATCGAAAAGGTGTGCGGCCAGCGCTCGAATTTCGTGAAAGGTTGGTCTTTCGTCCATCGCCATTTGGTCGCATAAACCCAGTTTGTCGCGCACCGAGGAAAAGGACCGGCTCAGGTAATCCGGTGCGATCTGCGTGGGGTGCGAAACCTCTTTACTACGTTTAACCTGCCGTTCCGGAATCCTGTGAACGATGAACGGGCTGGCCACATTATCGCGGCTATCGTCAATAATCCGTTTCAACTCCTCGCCTATAGGGATCGCCACATGCGACGCTTCTTTCTTCTGCACCTTTTGCCGGTGAATGTACAACGTGCCATAAATCCCGCTTTCCGGCTGTGCTAACCAAACGCACCCGCAGATGCCGTCTTTTGGTTCTCTGATGGCGTAACGGATCCGTGAAACTTCTAGGCGTGCGTGTGTTGTTTGTAATGCCAAATCCATCGCGGTCCGTAACCATGGTTCGGCTGCGCGCCTAATAGCTTTAAAGTTATCAAGTGAGAGGCGCTGGCGTTTCTTCTCTTCTGTTCTACGCATTTTTTTACGGGTTGCCGGGTTATCGAACATTAGCGATTCATCGACTGCATAGGAGAATAATTTTTTAAGAAAGCTGACTTTCCTGTTTTGTACGTTTGCTGATGCTTCTGCATGGTAGTGGTTTATATAGGCGTTCACATGCTCCAGCTCAATATCGCAAGCTGGTATGCTGATGAAGAATTCTTTCACCCTCAGAGCATCGTTGTTCCAATCGTCGAGTGTATTCTGTGAAGGGCGCTCATTCTCAATCGCCCGCTCCATAATATGATCTACGTGTTCAGCAAATGGTTTTGCCTCCCCCGTTACACCGCCAGATTCACGGACAAGTATTTCTACTGATGGTACATTTGCAGGCCTCATTCTGAGGTTGTATTCACGGGCTATAGCGATCGCTACAGCCCTGTCTTTACCGATATTCTTTTTTTTCCCAGTTATAAGCGTAAATTTATAAACGCCGCGATCTTTATCGAATATTAGATATTCGGGTAGATGGCGGTATTCTCTTTTTCTTGGCCTGGCTGCCATGGTTAACCCTCACTGATAAGCTGGCGAACCGTATGATTAACCATTGAGTCGACCCCCCATTTTTCAGACTCGCAGACCCAAACAGATCCGTCCACGATTTTGCCTATCAGAAGACCGTTTTCAACCCAACGTTTAATGGTTCGATTATCCGGGATCGAGTCTTTGGTAAATTCGCGTTTACCCCACTGACTCGCCTTCATAAGTTTTGCCATGACAGATTCTCCATACAGCCCGGCTGCACCCGGGCTTTCATATTTATAAATTATTGCTGGTGGGGCAGTAGACGTTGCCAAATTGCTGAAACGTATTTGGCCTGGTGGCGGGCATCGGCCAGTGCGTTATGTGCAACCCCATCGAATGGCATATCTCGCTTAGGATCGAAACCCACAACTCTGCCTAATGTGACGATGGTTCTGACGTCGTGATCGTTCCAAAATTGCCACGGGCAAACCTGGCCGGCGCGCTCATATGCGCCGCGCAATATAACGTTGTCGAAAGTAGCTCCATTGCCCCAAACTTTTAAATATTTTGGGTTATCAGAATGCCGATTAATGAAATGGCTCAGTTCAGATAGGGCAGACGATATCGGCATCGCATCATCAACACAGATTGCTGATCGTGCTTCTGAGCTTTGTCTTAACCACCACAGAATAGTGTCACCATCCGGAACCGCACCCTGCTCCATAGCGCTTTCAAGGTTAACGGCGGTGTAAAACTCCTGACCCAGTTCACCGCTTTGCGGATCGAAGAACACGGCACCAATGGAGACAATAGGGGCATTCGGCTTTTTGCCCATAGTTTCAAGGTCGATCATTAAGTTGTTCACGTTAAATATTCTCCTGTTTGGCTATTCAGTAATCTTGCCGCGACGCATCGCACGTAGGTTTTTCAGGTTTGTTTCCTGCTCTATTTCGGCACATATTTTGCGATACTCATCATGTTCCACTCGTTCAAAATCTTCGTTAAAGCGTTTGATGCTAATCGTTCTCAGCCCGCCATCATTGCGTTTGATTCGGACCGAGTGATCGCTACAGCTATGGATAATTACGGGCCAGTTGCTACTGTCCGTGTAGATTTGACCGCGCCGAATCAGGCTAAACATTCTTATTTTTTCTCCTGCTCTGACTGTTCTTTGATATGCAATCGAGGTTCCCCGTCTTTCGGCTCAGGCCATTGGCGAACCTTATTTATAGCCAGCTTTTTTATCATTGCCTGGGTAATCTGCTCATCACTGATACCGGCACGACGTTGCGCATCCCATAACAGGAATTGCATGTCAGCCCATTCGCTAAGGTCGCCTGGTTCAGCAGCAGCCTCGAGCGCTTCTTTGGAAAGGTGCTTCAGCGGACCAACTGGACCGACATCGCCGAAAGTAGCCTGTGACCACGCTGCATGCTCACGGCGTACCAGCTTGCGGGCAATAGCCCCATCAATCACCTTCAATACATCAGCGAGAATGTAGGCTCTGTTCCCGCCGTTTGAGTATTGGGTATCATGCAGCAGGTGTTCGCGTATCTGGTGCAGGCGATCAAGTGATAAAGGACCGTGCGCCGGGTGGTTGTTAGTTGTCATGGGTTAGTGGCTCCTGAATCCGTTGCAAGCGCGAAGAAATTCGACGATATAACCCTTCATTTTTTCAGCCATGTCGCCAGACCATCCTTCAGGTGGTGTCCATTTTTCTACGATGTCAGCCATCTTTTTCGCTTTGGCTGGGGTAACATCGAGCGGGTCATTGGTGTGTTGCTGGTTAACAAGTTTTTCCATGCCTGGAATATCCAGCACCGCGAACCATGTCCCATTTGACATTCCGAGTCCTGGGATGCGTTGCCCACTGCGACGTTTATCTCTTAGTGCTACGGTCATCTCACTCCCCCTTCACGCCAATGCCAGCGGCGGTAAGCGCTTTGTTGTAGTTGTTCTGGCAGTCGATATAACCTTTCGCGGAATCCTCAGAACCGCCATAGTGGACAATCTGGAAGTCATCGAATTGCTTTACTGCAACCGTCCGCGCCTCCAGTTCTGCTATGCGATTCTCTGCTGCTTCCAGCTCATTCAGCAGCGCCAGCACATCAGGGTCACTAACATCGACGACGATGACGCGTGACTGTTCGTAGTGGTAGTCCGCTATGCTGCGACCTTCTGCGTAATGGTACCCAGCATCGTCATAAGTTGCTCCAGTACAACCGTAAGTAATTCGGCTGGCAGAAATACGCTGCACTGTCATTTCCGCTCCGCAAATGTGGCATTTAGGTATTGGTTGCGATGAATAGCGCTCACGCAGCGCCTGTTTGTTGAGTGCTGTCATTGGGCTGCTAGTCATTCCAGGCCTCCATCTCGTTCTGAATTTCCTCGTCGATCTCATCATTGGTGGCGTCTTCGTTCAGGTAGTCCAGCGCCTCTTTGAGATACTTTTCTGAACGACCTCGATACCAGGCTGCAAAGTCTGGAGACCAGCCACTGTCATCTCCAACTTCGGTAAAGTAATCAAGCATCGCATTGTTGTAAGCCAGGTTGTCCACCATGCTGTCAGCGGTAGTCAGTGCCGCCTCACGGATGTAACCTCGAAGGTCGCGCTTGCGCCAATACGGGCTATGTTTCGAATCGCAGCGGCCTTTAAATTCGACGGTCCAGCGACGGATGCAACGTGCATTCAGTGATTTACTCATTGTGCAGCTCCCTGTCTGGCTCTATTCAACAGCTGGTTAAACATCATGGTTAAGCTGTTACTGCACCCAAACGGCATATCGTTAACACGGTATGTTGGAATGCCCTTGCGAACACCAGACTTCACGATCCGGCCGGTGCCATAGAGTTGCGATAATGCGCCAGCGACCGCGGGTGTCTTTTTGTTCATACCTTTGGCGATTTCACCGCTGGTGGTATTCGGATGAGCCTGGAGATATTCAAATACGGTCATGGCGTTTTACCTTTACGTTCCTGTTCCAGTTGCACCAGAGACTCTTTTAATGCTGCAAACGTAGCGTCCAGTCTGGTGGCGACTTCGCGCATAAGCGGCGCATGTTTTGGTGGCAATTCAGCAACGGAGGCAAACGCCTCCGCAACGAGTTCTTTTACCTTCATGCGGCGCATTGGTGCAGCTCCACCAGTTCGTTAAAGCGGTTCATGAACAGGCCATAGGCTTGACCAGGACGGAGAGGGATAACCTGAACGAGATCAGAGCAGGGAATACCTTCGAGAATTTCCCACTTTGAACCGTCATCGATTTCCAGATCACGGCGCTCGGTGGCTAACATGGTTAGATCGGCATATTTCACGACAGCAGCTTGTTCAAGTGAAATACCGAATTTAAAGCGGATAAGACCATCAACATAAGTTTCCATGCGTTGGTAGTCAGGTAACAGGGCTTTGAGCGGGGCAGGAATATCCTGGCAATATGCCTCCGCAGCGTCGTGCATCAGCGCTTCAAAGGCGAACTCTGGCGGCACAATCTGGCTTACAAGCACAGAGTGCTGGGCCACGCTGTAGAACTCTGGGAGATGTCCAGCGAATCGACAGATGTTGGAAAGAGCAGTCGCGATATCCTCAACATCGATATCGTCGATTGTGGCGGTCAGGTAGTTAAATTTTTTACCGGATAATGTCTGAATGTAGCTCATGGCTTTCTCCATATTGGCGCGCTGCACCGCGCAGATTTTGGTTGCACGAATCCCTCGCCGGGTGGCGATATTTAATGGAATTACGCTTCAATAAATCCCCGCGGCGCAGGGGATTTAATGCAGAGCAATTAGGCTTTAAAGTTACCGATGAAAGTTTCCACTGATTCACCTTCGAACTTGCTGATCAGCAAATCGCGGAATTCGTTGGCGATCGCTTCTTCCTGGGCTTCAAGTTGGACGATGCGCAGAACAAAGCAGGGTTCATCGCTGGCCAGCAGACTGTTACGCAAGCTAAAGCGACGTTCGCCCAGACCTTCATACGGCACACATTTGAACTCGAACGCCACAGGCATTACGTCTTTGCTGCTTGCTTCAACGCTTTGCATCAGCGATTTTTTACCAGCGAAATCACCAGTTTCATGGTCCTGCTGTGTTGCTTGCTGAATAGTGATACGACGCACAGCCTGAGCCGCCTGGGAAATCTGCATCGTATTGCCATCAGCATCAAACGCCAGCAGGTAATCGCTCCAGTCTTCCAGCCATTCAGCGATTTGCTTTTGCTTCAGACGTTGACCATCGATCTGCAGTAACGCGCGGAACGGGGCGGTTTTCTTCAGGGTGATTGAAGCAACGTTATCGGCGTGGCCGGGATTATCCAGGGTGCCGATGTTGAACACTGAACGGGCGGTCATGTTATCAGCGTCAATGAAGCAACGAGCTGGCTCATTTTCGCTGGCATAGCCTTTAGAATAACGAGCGAAGTCGTCAATACTGGTTGTGGTCATTGCGCCGCGAAAGCGGAAACGTTCCAGAGAAAAGCGCTCGAGGCTTTCAACGCCAGTCCCTTCTGGAAGTAATGCGGTCGGGCAAGCCAGGCCATGAATATCATTTAGGTGATAACCGGAAAGAACCAGGTCTTTGACCTGTTTGAAGGTACCGCTGTCTAACTGAGACATAAAAATTCCTTAAAGATAGATGTAGAAAAACTGAAACTATGGGCTATCAAGCGCGGCTTATTTCGCCGCGCGTAACTTTCCGTCCGGATCCCCGCCGAGGGTAAACAAGTTGCCCTGGTCTTCCTGTAGGATGGTGAGCTTCCCGCCTTTGTTAACCCACATTGGGGTTTCGGTTGTGTCCTCTTCGGAGGCTTTACCACGCGGTGTCGGGGTGCTGTAGTTCAGCTTGTGCTTGATCTTCACGCGCTTCTCTTCAACGGAATTACCCATACGCTCAAAATCAAAGGTGAGGACTACTTTGCCTTTGTTGCCATTGTTCAGAACGCCAAGCGCGGTGGTATTAAGTGCTGCCGCGATTTTGTTCATGAACACGCCGGCATCCAGTTCGCCAAGAAAATCTGGCACTACGGTCATGCGGTCATTACTCATGGTTTTACCCTCGTTAAGGCGGCTGCAACCGCCGAACTTTCTCCATACACAACAGAGAAGGGCACCTGCATTGGTCGGCGGCTTGCAGAGACCGCTTTCTTTTTGCCCGGGTGGATTGGGTTATGAGCCCGTCGCCCGGTGATGCCCTTTTCTGTTGTGCCCTGAAAAAGGCTGGCGGTGACCGGACAAACGGGAAAACACCGGGCCGCCAGAACAGGGAGTTACTTGTTATTGCTTTGGCCTGCTTTTAACCACATCAGGCGCGGTGGATCCTGCTATTCCCCAACAGTCAGGAATGCGATAATCTGGATACCCCCAATAGTCATAAGGAACTGAGATGCAATATCTTGATTACGAAGAGAAGCACATGCCGGTTCAGCAAAGGCCACCGGCTCCACCAAAAGAAGACTGAGGTGTTATATGAACCGGGACGATTTGGAGTTTGATATCAACTATTCGTATTTCATTGAAAAAATGAATTACACCCTTCTGAACCGAATAGATAAAAGCATTACCCTTATCCTTATCGTCTTGGGCTTTTCTGTCTTTGCTCCATTCAGCAATATGTTTATTTTTGGTGTTTCTGTTGCCGTTCTGTCTGTACTTCAGCTGGTTTATCAATTTGGGCAAGAAGCGGGGTTATCTAAGGAGCAAATGAGGCAATACAAGCGTTTACTTGTTGAATTCTCAATTCTTCCTGATGATGAACTAAGAGCCAGATATCTGAAGATCCAGGATGCCGACAGTAACCCTTGGCGGTCGCTGCAAGATGCTGCATTTAAGCGAACCTGCATCGCTCTGGGACGTAATGATGATTCTGAAATATCATTCATACACAGCGTGATTGCCTGGATTGCGGGTGACCTGCCCCGAACAAAAAAGGTGAAAAAAGATGTCAAAACCCGTGCCGATAATTCCTAACCATCGTCCCCCGAAACCCAGACCACCAGCACCTAAAGGATGAGATTTTACTGATGGACCACTCATCTCCTCATCCAGACAGGCATGGACACGTACCTACACAACCGCGTCCTCCTGCGCCACCAAGTAAATAAACAATTACTTTGGTTGGGGTATCCAGATTGTTAAAGAGCTAAGCGTCCGATGGTCGCTTTTTTGTTGCCTGCGAATCATCCGGTTATTCATACGCCACCGGCGGCTACTTCGTGGGCGTCCTGCCTGTTCGCTATGGAGTAGACAATAAAATTAAATTGCGAATAACGCAAGTATTAAATTGCGATTTGCGCAATATCGAGGCGTAAAAAAAACCGCCGTAAAGGCGGTTTCAACATTGATATGTAGTGTCAGGCGTGGCGTTTGAATGATTGAGATTGGCTTATCATTACCTTCCCAAAAATGTAAAAACGGTGTTCGTTTGTCTCATCCACAGACCATTCTCTATATTTTGGGTTATCCGATATCACCAACAACTTATCAGGTATCATCTGTAATCGTTTGACGTAAATTTTATCATCAAAACCAAATACATATATTCCATCACCATCGAATTCATGAATAGAGATATCAACGAAGAGAAGATCACCAGGTTCGATAGTCTCAGCCATACTGTCGCCTCGAACGTTGATTACTTTTACTTGATCTGCCGTTCTTCCGCCGAACATCGCTAGCGCACGTTCATTGTTGTATTCGATTGACCTGATGACATCAATAATATCGCTGCCTTGAATAAAGCCACCACCAGCGCTGGCACTTACATCAAGAATCTCCACTCTAAACACAGATCCATCTCCAGAATGTGGGTTACTACCACTGTATTCACATACAGTAGTTTTATTTCCGCCTGGAGTAAATAGATCAGCAACGCTAACGCCTAAAGCTTGAGCATATTTGCTAAGTGATTGTTCAGTAAATGACTTCTGTTTGCCGGTTTCTACGCGCGAGATGTTAGCTCCGTCGACACCAACGGCTTCAGCAAGATCAGCGATTTTTAGACCCTTCGCTGTGCGAAGTTCTCTTATGCGGTTTCCTATGTTCATGCGTCTATTACATGTTTTTTTTGCGTGATGTGCAAAGCAACTTGCGCAAGTCGTACGTTCCAATTAATATGCGTATTACGCAATTAAAGGAGGGTATATGCAATCACCGTTACGAATCTTGCGTAAATCGCAAGGTATGACTCTTTCCTGTGTAGCAAAAGGGGTTGATATCGACCCGGGAAATCTAAGTCGGATAGAGCGAGGGCAGCAAATTGCTTCCCTAGATATTGCTGAACGTCTAGTCCGTTTCTTCTCGGGAAAAATCAATGAGCTAGAAATTCTTTACCCACATCGCTATTCGAACTGTACAGGCGCGAGTACAGACATAAAACCACAGAATTAAGGGGTTAACCGTGGGTAACGAACCTATTTGGAAAGTAGAACGTCAGCCCGCCTGGCTGGTGGTAGCGATTAAAAAGACGATTACCGACCTGCCTGGAGGCTATGCCGAGGCGGCGGAATGTAACAGAGAATGCGCTGTTTAACCGCCTTCGTGTGGATGGGGATCAGATCTTCCCTATGGGATGGGCAATGGTATTACAGAAAGCCGCAGGAGTTAGCTACATAGCTGATGCGTTTTCTCGCCAAACAGATAACGGGATCCATATCCCGGGTGCGGCACCAGAAACAGAGAACGAAGAGATTGGCTTAAAACTGGCTGAGCTGGTGGGCAGGCTCGGGGATCTGGTCAACGCATACCGTCGATACATCGATGATGGCGTGGTTGATAAAGGGGAGTGGGACAGTCTGAACGAAATCGCCTACCAGTTCCGGGTAACGCTTATGACGTTTCTGAACCTGATTTCACGAGTCTATTGCCTTCCAGAAAAGAGTGACGCCCGCGAGTGTGCAGCTCCGGGCGCCTTGGCGAACAACTCTTCGAGTATGGAGAAATAATCCGCATGAGCAGTTTAACGGCTTTTAACCGTCTACCGCAACTCAGGATGATCCCAGTTTCGGGTACTCCGTTATTTCGGTATGAACGCAGATTATCAAACCGCTGGGTTCCGTGTAACCACAGTAGGGCGGTTTCAATTGTGGGGGTCTACAACCGGAGGGCGAAACGCCTGTGCGCGAACTTAACCGAAGGTTCAAAGACCACCGCGGAGTGCAAGTCCGTGTTATCCGCTGGGAGCCAGAAACACAGCGCGTTATCTACCTGCGAGATGGCTATCCACACGAATGCTTCAGCCCACTTGAGCATTTCAGGCAAAAGTTCAGGGAGATAGAGGATGAGAGCTAACCCAATGAAAAAAAACTTAACTGAGAATTTATCCTGCCAGGGCATTAATCCTCAATTTGATAGCCTTTTCTTCAATTTTGAACCTCTTTTTCAGGTCTTCGAGTTCTTTGGCGAGAGCAATGTATTGATCCGCAACTCCATATTGAGCAATCAGTCCGGTTGCCAGTTTAGCATCGGCGTTTTCTGGATCATCAACATCGATGATTTTTCCATATTTTCCGGTAATAACGGCAATACGGTGCTTGCACATCGTGCCCATTTCACCAGCAATGCAAGTGCATTCTATTTCGAGGTTACCGCTCTGATCGCTGATGGTTACATCGTAAAAACCATCACCGCTGCTGCTGTTAGCCAAAAGTTGGTAGATCACGTTGTATCTCCTTATTTTTTTGTAGCGGTTAACGCTCATCCCAACCTCATTATTGATCATGCTTTATTCCAGGTATACACTGTCTCGGCAGCGGCAAAATCCGTTGCCGGGATTGGCGTCCTGGAATTGATTAAAGAGCACAACCGCGCTCTGGCGGTTTTTTTGTGCGAAATGCATTGCTACACCCTGATTATGGTGGGGCGTGCAGGGGCATCGAAAGATGCGCCGGCTTCTTTAGTCACCGGTTACGCCAACCCTGCACGTCTCACCACCAATGAGATTGGCGTCTCTTGTGGTGAGTTGTTAAAACTGACTAAAGAGGCAGCCATCATGGCTACGATCCCAACCCTCGTTCAACCTGAAATTTCCGTAATTAACGGTCAGGCCGTTACCTCCTCTCTGGCTATTGCCGACTTCTTCACTAAGCGTCACGATGACGTACTGAAAAAAATCCGCGCTCTGGAGTGTTCGCTAGAATTCACTGCCCGCAATTTTGCGGTGAGTGAATACACCGACGCTACAGGCCGCAAACTTCCCTGCTATCAAATCACCCGCGATGGCTTCGCGTTCCTCGCTATGGGCTTCACTGGTAAGCGAGCAGCACAGTTCAAAGAGGCATACATCACAGCCTTCAACAGGATGGAAAATGCGCTTCACGGGGCAAGTGATAATTTCTGCGCAGCGCACAATGCCCACGTTGTTTACCTCTACATGTCTGAAATTCACCGCGTCTGGTTAGAACAACTTTATCCGATGTTGGTTTCTGTTCAGTCTCCGCTAGCTTCATCACTCTACGACTACATCAACGATGGTGTATTCGTGGCTGGGCTTGTGGACTCGGAACTGAACGAAAAGCATAAGGAGGTGCGTAAGTGAGTGCATTAATTCAGCTTCTTGATCGCCCGATCGCATACAACCCGGCATTTGCAAAGTTGCGCGCCGGGAAAGTGAAGTCAGGCCCGGTCGCGGCAGTGTTCCTTTCTCAGTTGGTATATTGGCATAACCGAATGGATGGCGGCTGGATGTATAAAACCCAGGCTGATATCTCGTTAGAGACGGCGCTGACCCGCGACGAGCAGGAAACTGCGCGTAAGCGTCTTGTTTCTCTTGGTGTGCTGGAAGAGGACCGTCGTGGCGTACCTGCCACAATGCATTATCGCATCAACACTGAACGGCTTGAAGCTCTGCTGTTGGAGACCGGAAAGCCAGTGAAGAAAGCCAGCCAGGATAAAACCAGATTGCGGAACATCCAGAATGTGGAAATGCCGCAATCTGGATTGGTGCAATCCCGCAAACTAGATTGCGGTGATTCCGCAAACAAGAATGTGGAAACCCCGCAAACAAGTATGGGACAACCCAACGAACAAGCCTGCGGGGATCCCACAAACTTTCATACAGGAGATTACACAGAGAATACTCAGGAGAGTACACAGGATAAAAAAACTTCTTGTCCGGTTGCGGCGCAACCAGACCCTGAGGTTGTGATTACTGATCAGGCCAGACAGGTTTTGTCTTACCTGAACCAGACAACTGGCTCACGCTACCAAGTATGCAGTACGTCGCTGGAGAATATTCGCGCCCGTCTTCGGGAACAATTCACGGTTGATGACCTGTGCCTGGTAGTGGATTACAAAAATGCCGATTGGCGTGATAGCGAGCAGGCGCAATACCTCCGCCCGGCAACTCTGTTCATTCCAAAAAACTTCCCTGGTTACCTGCAAAGCGCGACCAAATGGTCCAGTGCTGGCCGGCCTGAACGCGTTAACGGCAAATGGGAGACTAACTCAGCCAGCCGCGCAAACTTCCAGAGTGTTGATTACTCACTGCCAGAAAATTCGGGGTTCCGTTCATGATGACCAATAAATATTGCCAGGCGCTGGCGGCACTGCGTAGCAAACCAGCTCACGAATTGAAAGAAGTTGGCGATCAGTGGCGGACACCGGATCTGCTTTTTTGGGGGATCAACGCGCTATTTGGTCCATTAGTTCTGGACTTGTTTGCTGACGACGACAACGCGAAGTGCCCGGCATGGTACACCGCCGAAGATAACGCGCTGACGCAGGACTGGTCTGAACGTCTGGCAGAACTGGGCGGCGCTGGTTATGGCAACCCTCCGTATAGCCGTTCTCAGTACCACGAGAAGCATGCGATCACCGGCATGACGCACATCATGAAGTACGCAGCAGCCCAGCGCGAGAAGGGCGGTCGCTATGTATTCCTGATAAAAGCTGCGCCGAGTGAAACGTGGTGGCCGGAAGATGCCGATCACATTGTATTCATTCGCGGGCGCATTGGGTTCGATCTGCCTGTGTGGTTTGTACCTGCTGACGAAAAACAGAAGCCCACCAGCGCGTTTTTTGCCGGTGCCATAGCTGTATTCGATAAGTCATGGCGTGGTGAGCGGTTCAGCTATATCAACCGTACAGAACTGGAGGCAAAAGGGCGGGCGTTTATGACTTTGGCGCAATTTGCTGCCAGCAAGTCTCAACCTGCAACTGCCACACCATCTGTAGCTGACAAGCCAGAAGCAGAGTTGCCACTTACCCAGAAAGATATTTTTGATATCAGCGGTGTCGAGGCGTGGGCATGCGTTAGAGCTGCGTTCGGCGATAAAGAAGAATACACATTCAGTGAATCGAAGTTTGGGCATACCTGGGCGGCGGATTCTGTCGAAGCACCGGAATTCACTCAGGTATCACCATTAACGATCGACAAAGCGAAGCAGCTTATTCGTGAGAGTATTTTGTTCGGTGTGGATGAGTGGCTGTTGTCGATTAAATGCGATGACGCTGCTGCGCGCCTGGATATGTCGGAACGTATTCGCACTGTTGCCCTTGAAGCATCTGGTGAATATGGCATGAACAGTACTGATTTCATTGCAGCTATGGGATGCCTGGATGTTTCCAGTTGGTCCAATATTCGCCAGATCCGCATGCACATCCGTGAGAAAGCTAAACCAGTAGCGGATCCGCTTCCCGAGTCCCGTATCTGGCCGCTGGAGGTTGGAATTGTATTCGACCAGGTAGACGGCGCTGACATGCTGGATGAATCACAGCAGAACAAGCTGAAAGCCAACATCAATCAACTCTGGCTGGAACGAACGGCCACCAGCGAAATTATCACAATTGCGCAAGGTCTTGTCGACAGCATGCAGGGGGTAACTCATGCGTGAAACAGTCTTTTATCGCCCTGCCGGTATAGCGCCTATTTCGGATGTTGTTCAACGTGTTCGTCACTATAGCGGGAAAGTTGAGGTATGTTTCAGGAATTATGACGGAGGCTTTTAATGAGGCTCATACTCCCATTTCCACCCAGCGTGAACACTTACTGGCGCGCTCCTAACAAGGGGCCGCTGGCCGGTCGTCACCTCATTAGCGCTGATGGTCGTAAATACCAAAGCGCTGCCTGCGTGGCGATCATTGAGCAATTACGACGTCTCCCGAAGCCATCGACTGAACTGGCAGCGGTAGAAATCACTCTGTACCCGCCGGATGCGCGCCGCCGGGATATCGATAATTACAACAAAGCCCTGTTTGACGCGCTGACGCATGCGGGTGTCTTGGAAGACGACAGCCAGATTAAGCGCATGCTGGTGGAATGGGGACCGATAGTACCGAAGGGAAAAGTTGAGATAACCATAACGACATATAAAAAAGAGGTGGTTATATGTCCAGCTGTGGGTTGAATATTGGTCGATATGGCAGTAATGTCGGAAAGTGCAAGCGAAAAGGGCGTGCAGGCCCTTCGCAACAATCAGAGTATGGAGAGAATATGAGCAATCATCATGTTATGGGCACTGCTACGCCCAAAAAAGACTCTTATCTTGTTGTTGATGGATGTTTAATCAACTCATTCGAACCAAATCTTTATAGTCTCAATGATATTCATAAGGCTTCAGGTGGATCTGCGTCCAAAAAACCTGCGTTTTATCTCAGGACGCTAACTGCAAAAAGAATTCTAAATGCTCTCCCTGGTGAACGTTGGGAAAAGTTGCATGTTATTCGCGGTGGAGTCTTACAGGGGACTTTCGCCTCTCAGGAGTTGGTTTTTGCCTATGCCCTCTGGTTGAGCCCTGACTTTTATGTTCGCGTTCTGAGCAATCTCCCTTTTATCAGCGATCTGCGCAACGGGGAGGCAAAATGAGTCAGCTACATCAGATCATCCCGATCACTCAGGGCAATATTGGCAACCACATAACCCCGATGGTCAGCGCTAAAAGGTTACATGCCTTTCTCGGCGTTGGGCGTGATTTCACCAACTGGATTAAAGGGCGTATTAGCCAGTACGGCTTCACTACTGGAGTTGATTACATCATTGTTGAAAGTTTGAGCACGCCAAAACGGGCGAGCGCAAAATCTCGGCAGCAGATGGAACATGACTACCTGATCACCATTGATATGGGTAAAGAACTGGCGATGGTGGAGAGAAACGAGAAGGGTCGTCAGGTTCGTCGTTATTTCATCACATGCGAACAACAAGCGAAAATGCGAGTTGGTACACCATCATTACCAAATTTCTCTGATCCGGCACAGGCTGCGAGAGCATGGGCTGATGAATTTGAAGCCAGGCATCGCGCGGAAACAGTTACCCACCAGCAGGCCGAATATATCGAGCATCTCGAGAGTCTCTTCACTGACGGGCTTTCCCCTGTACAGTTCTGTAAGCGTTTGAATGGTGTGAATACCTCCAAGATCAGTGCCTGGCTTGTCTCTGCTAACTGGCTGTACGACGACAATCCCGAAGGCCGCAGTGCACAGTGGCGTGTTCGTTCGTATGCCCGCGACAAATACCTCACCGAGAAAAGCAGTAAAGTATCGCCAAACTCTGCGGTGAGCTTTACTACCTACCAGCCCGTCCTGCTGCGTGAAGGCGCTGTCTGGCTGTACAAAAACTACCTGAAGGGGAAGCTTCCGATGAAGGTCACCTGGAACGGTAGTTTTACCCACGATAAAGATTTAGCAGGGGGTCTCCAGTGAGAGTGACCCCTCCGCACCTTCAGCCAGTATTGTCCAGGGTTAAACGTTTTGTTGAGAAACAACCCGATGGGGCAACGCTCACCCATCTGACGCACAAAGTATCAGCATATAGCTCGTTGAGCCGGAAGGATAAAGAAAATCTGATCGATATCATCCGCGAAAACAGCCTGCTCTGCGTCACTGATGACGGCAGGACAACAACCCTGCATCACCCTAAGTTTGGTCATAAATCCGTGGCGCCGGTTATTGCGTCGTCGAAGCCATTGAAGGAAGCCACTATGAATAAGCCAACCGTGACCCCTGAAGAATTACGCAAGCAGGCTGAAGCCCTCATTCGCGCCGCTGAAGAAGCTGAAAAAAAGGCAGGTGACCGCGCTGAAATCAAAAAACAACTCGATCCCCTGAAGCTTGAAATCCTCCAGGCTTATGGAATGGCAAGCCGTAAGTTTGATGAGTTTGTGGATGCTATGGCGGATATGGGGAAGGCCGTACAGAAATTTAAAGATCTGACGGTATAAGGGGTGGGCATTGAGAGCCTTACTTACCCCTGAAATGGTGCCACGCCTTGGCGTGGTGCTGTTCAAGCCAGGACGGGAGTTAATGCACCTGTTTGCATCAGGTCGCGTGCTCGTTGAACGGGAGCCAGAAAACATGACCCGACTTCCGTCTGGTCGAATCCCCGATGCACGGCAACCGCTACTGGAGGATGCCAGCCTTCACACTTTCTTCACCGATGAACGGGTAATTACTGCTGCTGGTGGTATGTCCGGGCTTGAGTACTGGCTTCTTCAGCGCATTAAAAAGTGCCAGTACCCAGTTTCTGACTACCATCATGCCGAGCTCACAACACTATGGCATCCGCCTGGCGCGCTGGTGGTGTGCTGGCATTGCGATAACAAATTGCGTGGGCAGACTACGGAGAGGCTGCAGGCGCTTGCCCTGAGCAATGTTGCCGAGTGGGTTATTGATACCGTACTGGTTGGGCTTGGCTACAACAAAGAACGCTCCCTCTCTTTAGCCGAGCTTTGCTGGTGGGCTGTTCAGTCAGGTGTCGCTGATGCCGTCACTGAAGGAATGGCGCAACGGGCGCTACGGCTGCCAGACGAACCATTATTATCTGTTTACCGAGAAAGTGACATCGTACCTATGCCGCCGGCCACCAGCATTATGCAGAAAAAAGTCAGGCCGATTGATACGTTACCAACTTGTCGGTCAGACAGCCTGGATGTGGAAACCCAAAAACCAATACTGACGTTAACCGTCGATCCGGAGTCGCCAGAGTCTTTCATGCTCAGGCCAAAGCGACGCCGCTGGGTAAATGAGACGTACACCCGCTGGGTTAAAACACAACCCTGTGTTTGTTGCAATAAACCCGCAGACGACCCCCACCACCTGATTGGCCACGGGCAGGGTGGAATGGGTACAAAAGCACACGACCTGTTTGTGATACCGCTGTGCAGAGCACATCACAACGAGTTGCATGCTGATCCCGTGGCATTTGAAGCGAAATACGATGACCAACTGGTCCTAGTTTTTCGGGTTATAGATCGAGCGCTGGCAATTGGCGTGCTGGCATAAATGGAGAAAGCTTAATGATTAATCCTTCTGAAGTTGGCAAGGCTGGTGAAATGGTTCGTCTTCGTACTCTGGAAAGCATCTGGATACAGGGTAAGTTGCGCATGTGGGGCCGCTGGTCTTATATCGGCGGTGGTAGTGGAGGGAACATGTTTAACCAGCTACTGGCATCCGGGAAAATCACCAAGACGGCAATCAACGAAGCGCTACGCCGCATGAAGAAGGCGGGCATCAGCAAACCCGAACTGGAAGCATTCTTCAATGAGATCCTCGAAGGCAAAAACAAAAGCGGCCTGGCGTTCTGTACCGATGAAGAAGCGCTGACCATCAACGCTGTACTCAGCGGTGTCCTTGTGCAGTCAGGACAGAAGAAGTTATACGCTCTTATTGAAGATCGTTATATCAAGCGGCTGAGCAAAAAGGCGATGGCAAGAGACCTAAATGAAAATCATCCTGAATGGTGCCTGAGAACGTGTGAGAGTCGCATTGACGTTTGGCTAAATGTAGCAGAATCGATGCTATACAAGCCAATGTGTGACGCACTCGGCACAAATAGCGACAGATTCTACTTGAATAGTTGCGCGGAAAGTGCTTAAATTATGTTAAGCTCTGGACGTTAAAGCGAACTGAGCAACAGAACAAAAAATAAACCCGCCATCGTGCGGGTTTTTGCTTTTCGCACTCAGTGTAAGTGAAATATAACCATGTGCTTTCAGGGTGAGTTACTATGCAGATTCCTTTCAAAAGTTGTCTGGAGAGTGGCATGGAATTAACATTTAAGGATCTGAAAGAAAAACGCACTAAACTGGTCGAGGCGCAATGGAAGTTACAGGATAAACTTCAGGAGAAGGCGAGCGAACTACTACGAGAGTATTCAGGTTCTCTTGATCTTACATCTCGTGAGTGGACTGGTTCTGACGGAACAAGATGGCCTTATGTGGACATTGGTATTTGGGAGGAGGAGGGGAAGTTCTTTCCTGTCTTAATCCCCCAACTCAATATGGACAGCCGTTACCACTTGAATTTCGTGATTGCAACCACTCTTGATGATTCTCCGCTAACAGGTGGCTACAGGCAGGGCGTAAGCATCTCACTCTGGTATGAGAACTCATCATTTTATGCTGAAGTAGGCTCAGGAGACGACGTCTCCCGTTTTTCTGTCTCATCTCAGCTGGGTGGATTTTATCAGGTATGCAACGCTATTAAGGCGTTAATTAGCTCTTCTATGGATCGCGCCATGCCAGATATTCCAGCGAATTAATAAAGCATAAACATCTTTCAGGGCTATGCAAATGCATGGCCTTTTCTATATCCCGTTGTGAAATGTTCGTGAGGCATGGGTTGTCAGCCAAAGGATCACCGGGAGACACCCAGCACCACGCATCCATTATTGCATAGCAAAAAGGCTCACAACGGTGGAACTTTTAGCAGGGCGAAAAAAAGCCCGCATTGGGTTGCGGGCATAACAGAGAACAAATAGCTAATATTCAAGTTGTCTTTCATCAACTTGTCAGAAGAATTTAACCTTAAGAAAAATTGATGTAAAGACAATATTGATTTCTGGCTACGGGCTGCGCATTTGCGTGGCCTTTTTCGTATTCAGGCTCACGGGAATCATCCGCTACGTGCTTTGTTGATAAATCCAGCCCGTGAAGCCTGACCTTTTCATCACACACAGCGCCATCCGAAAAATCGGAGGTGAGGCTATGACCAGAATGAGCACCATTTACAGCAGACTTTCATATGGAACAGGAACCACGCTGACCGGCTGCGGTGTATCAGCGAAGGCATATGCCGAAACAGCTAAAACAGCAAAAGAGGTGTCCTGGATGTTGGCCGACAGAATTGCAGGGTTAAGCCTGAGCGACTGGGCAATTATTGTCGGTATCGCATGCACCGTTATCACCTGTGCAGTGAACTGGTATTTCCGCTGGAAAGAACGGGAGGATCGGCGCAATGGCTATGCCACCAAAGCTGAAGAATAAACTGAGTGCAGCGGTCGTTGGTTTAATTCTTGCGGGGGCTTCCGCGCCCGTGATTCTCGATCAGTTTCTGGATGAGAAAGAGGGTAACAGCCTGACGGCGTATCGTGACGGCGGCGGAATCTGGACCATTTGTCGTGGCGCCACGATGGTTGATGGCAAGCCAGTAGTTCAGGGCATGAAGCTGTCTGCTGAGAAATGCGATCAGGTAAACGCCATTGAGCGTGATAAGGCACTGGCGTGGGTTGACCGAAATATCAAAGTACCACTGACCGAACCACAGAAAGCCGGGATCGCGTCTTTCTGCCCATATAACATCGGCCCCGGAAAATGCTACCCGTCCACGTTCTATAAGCGCATCAATGCTGGCGACCGTAAAGGAGCCTGTGAAGCTATTCGCTGGTGGATTAAAGACGGTGGCCGCGACTGTCGTCTGACCAAAGGCCAGAAAAATGGCTGCTATGGCCAGGTAGAGCGACGAGACCAGGAAAGCGCGCTGACGTGCTGGGGGATAGACCAGTGAGTCTGCGCTATCAGTTCATTGCCATTTCGGTGCTGGTGGCCGTCGCATTTATCGCCGGGAACGAGTGGAGTAACTGCGGTTGGGAAAAAAGGTGGGCGGAACGTGATAGCGCGGAATCATCGCAAACAGCGAACGCACAAACAGCAGCCCGCATGATTGAACAAGGGCGCATAATTGCCCGTGATGAGGCCGTAAAAGATGCACAAGCGAAAGCCGCAAAATCTGCTGCCACTGCTGCTGGTTTGTCTGCCACTGTTAGCCAGCTGCGCGCCGAAGCAACAAAACTTGCCACCCGCCTGGACGCCGCAAAGCACACCGCAGATCTTGCCGCTGCCGTCAGAAGCAAAACAGCCGGAGCCGACGCCGCAGTGCTCGCCGACATGCTCGGACGCCTTGCAGAAGAAGCTCGATATTATGCTGGACGAGCTGACGAAAGCTACCGCGCTGGAATGACGTGTGAGCGGATTCATGACTCGGTGAGAGAGTCAAATAGCCAACAATGAGCTTCGCAATCAGCAGTCGCCAGATGAAAGAGAATAAGCATGTACTGGCTGTTGAGCATGAGTACATTATGCATCCACGTTTGCTAGTTGGATGACAGAAATTGGTTAATAATTGAACGGAATGCGGTATGATAAACCACATTCATTAAAAGGTCAGCCATCATGTCATTCTTCGATTACGCAATGCAGCGTGTTGGGCTTGTAGCCAATATGACTGTCACGTGTCCGATATGTGGACATAAATCTACTCAGTCGACCACGAAAGTACGTCAGCAACAGGTATTACTTTGCCCAAAGTGTAAATCGCTTTTTATCATTCACAGGTAGTCGGTCGCGATACAAATAACCCTAGGCCTCGCAATAGCGGGGCTTTTTAACAACTGAGGTATGCGCATGACAGTAGTTCTTACAGCTACGCAGATTGAAGACCTGGCAGCATTCGCGAAAGAAGATGGCCAGCCACAATACACTATCACTACCGGGACAATCCCTGAGTTCGAAGCTGATGATGGTGAGGTTATCCCCGAATATAAAGGACTACTCGCTTACTCAGATTCACTGGATCACGGTGTATTGCAGCTTGACGACTAACGGCATTACAGCAGGCATTCCATGAGTGTCTGCGATAATGCTTTATTATCATTGTTAACGACGGGGTAAAAATCATGAAAATTTTAGTTGAACACAACTCCAAAGTTATCTGGATGCGTGATAATGAAACATCTGAAGGTGTGGCCTGCAGGAGTTATATTAAGGACGGCGTACAGCAAAAGATTATTGCCGCCCTTGAGGATGCCTTAGCTCAGGCAAAGGGTGAGTTATTATGCTGGAATGACTCTGATGCTGTGAGTGACATTTCCTGAGCCACCACCTAAATCAATCGTAACGTTCCAGTATCCCATATGAGGCGCAACCAACCGGGCCGGAAGTCTCTCGAAGAAACCACCACCACCATGATGATGAAAACCCCGGTTATTTTTATAACTATTGAAGTTACTGTCGGTAGTGAGAAGGATGTTGCACTGGTGCGAGCAGTCAACAACAACGACATCACCTGCATTCAGGTGCATTCGTTTGTGAAGAAATTGCATAAGTCTCCTTATCAAGAGGCAATCAGCCACTCCTCTCAAGGCTGGTACGCCAACGTCCCACCGCTGACGGGCTGAGCCATTACCTTACCCAGACTCAACGATAAGTAACATCCTGATATTCAGACAGTAACTGTAATCGATAATGCTGAAGAATAGGCAGTAAATACAGGTGACTGATATGGCAACACTGAAGGATTTATCAAACCAGTTAAAGCAACTGCAAAAGCAAATCCCGTTTGCCACAGCTCAGGCGATGACAAAAGTTGTACGCCAGATTGAGTTGGCTCAGAAGACGGCATTCGAACGACATCTGGAGAGCCCCACGCCGTTTACCGTTAAATCAGTTGGTTCGGTGGCGGCAAGAAAGAACAATCTGACCGCAAAGGTTTTTGTCCGTGATACCGCTGCTGGTTATCTGGAACCATTCGAGTTTGGCGGAGAGCACAAGCTCAATAGCCAGGCTCTATTAAATCCCAAGAACGTTAAGCTAAACAAATACGGCAACATGCCGCGTAATAAGCTCTCACAGCTTAAAGCAAAGGAAAATGTATTCGTAGGTGAGGTTGATGGCGTTAACGCTGTCTGGCAGCGTAAGAAGCCGATGAAAGCTAAGAAGCGACGGGCCAAGCGCTCCGCTAATGGGACGCGAAGGCCGAAACGTAAACAGCGTTCTCCAAAGCTTTTGATCCGGTTTGGTGATGCGCTACCTGTGACTCCTGTACTGGGCTATATGGACCGCTCACGCGCAATGGCATCTGGTCTGCTACCGGGTGCGCTAAGCAGCGCCATAGCTGAGGCAATTCGAACGGCAAAATAGCATACTAAATGAAATGAGGTGGTTGAAATGGATGAACGAGAATTCAGGCATGTTATCGCTCTGCTTCTTGAGGATGTTAAGCGGCTTCAGGAATTAACCCCAAATGCAGGCACAGAGGCCCGCATATGGATTGCAAAGCAAGCTCTGGAGTCCGGAGATCACGAGGGCTAAAACTTATCGTGGTTTATGTAATATCGACCGGCAGACTTCGTAACCATCACGATTGGATTAGGGCGAATTTTTTCAGCAACGGATTCAGCAAGATTACCAACATCTTCTTTTGATTTATTGGTGCTTTCATAGTTGTACTCGGCGCTTGGAAGATAATAAGTATTGCCTGAGTCTGTCGTGATCGTTCTATTAAATCCTCTTTGCTTCATTGATTTGTGTAGTTCTTCATAGTCAGCATCTTCTGAATTACGAAGTTCTACTCTAACTGTGAATTTTGCCATGTTTTTTCCTTGCTGGCGGTGTGAGAGCTTTCAGCATACCACCGAGCATGAAGTGGTGAAAATACAGGCAAGTCAAGGTGCAGTGCTGCTCAGATAATTTTGGGTCCTTCCTGTGACTTTTGTAAGGCACGGGCATTGCGCGCCGCGTTGTTTTCCTAGCTACAAAATTTGAATTTGTGTCCCATGTCCCACCATGGGTGGATCATCTGGCATACCGCGCCAGCGCTGATTATTCCTGTTTATTCCAGTGGGACATTTAGGTGGGGCATTTGAAAAATGTCCCAGGCGAATGTCCCAATCAAAAAATGTCCCAGGTGATGTCCCATGACAACGATGAATCAGAGCCAGTACGCGCAACACTCGGGGGTTGACCGTAAGACCATCGGGCGCTGGATAAAAGCTGGTCGTTTCATCGTGATGGATGGTGACCTGATTGATGTTGAAGCCAGCGATGCAGCGCTAAAGAAAAATCGTGATGGTAAAGACCCACGAGCTACGAACGCGAGAAAAAAGAAAACACCTGCCGCCAGTAATGACGGGGGTACAGAAATTGAGAAAGCGGCCCAGCAAATAATTCTTACCGAAGGTGCAACACTGACCAGGGAAGAGGCTGCAAGGGTACGTGAAAACTATATGGCTCTGCTGGCAAAGCTTCAGTATGAAAAAGACAGCGGCCAGACAATTGAATTGGTTGCCGCCGAGGAGGTTCTTTTCAACGCCTTTCGCCAACAGCGTGATGCCTGGCTGAACTGGCCTTCCCGAGTGGCACCGTTGATGGCTGCTGATCTGGATGTGCCAGCGGACAGGATGACAGAGGTGCTGATTGAAAATGTCCACAAACATATCTCAGTCATCGGAGAACCAGAATTTAACCCAGCGGAAGATTGAGCGACTTAGGCTTAGTGTCCGGAAAGGATGGGCTCCGCCACCGAGAATTAGCGTTGCTCAGTGGGCGGACGATTTCCGCAAACTAGCGAAAGAGGCAGGCAGTACTTCCGGCAACTGGGAAACCTCGACGGTTGAAATTGCTCGTGGGCCAATGCTGGCGGCAACAGAATCCGGCGTTCACGTCATAACGGTTATGTGCTGTACCCAGTTGATGAAAACCGCGTTGCTGGAAAACCTGTTTGGATATTTTGCTCATCTTGATCCGTGTCCGATGCTTCTGTTACAGCCGAAAGAAGAAGCTGCTGAGCAGTTTTCGAAGGAGCGCATCACCCCACTGGTTAGGGTGACTCCAGTACTGCGTAAAATCATTGGTGATTCAAAACAAAAGAGCTCTAAAGAAACCATTCTCTACAAATCGTTTACTGGTGGATTTTTGGCACTGGCTGGTGCTGGTAGCCCGGATAACCTTGCGCGTCGTCCAATCCGTGTCCTTCTGGCGGATGAGGTAGATAAATATCCGATTACCCGTGAAGGCGATCCCATAGCGCTGGCGGAAGAACGAACCGCTACTTTTGGCCTAACCTGGTTGTCTGTTAGAGCTTGTTCTCCCACGGTTGAGGATGAAAGCCGTATAGCGGATAGCTATGCAGATTCAGACCAGCGCCGGGCCTCTGTTGTTTGTCCGCACTGTGGCCATCGACAATTCCCTGATTTTTTTAAGCACGTTCAATGGCCTAAAGACGGCGATAAGCATCTGACTAAGTCAGCCATGCTGTACTGTGAATGTTGTGGGGCTGGTTGGTCTGAGGGGGAACGGTTACGAGCATTACAGACTATCCGATGGCACCAGACCCGTCCGTTTGAGTGCTGTGGCAATCGTCATTCTCCGTTGATGGACTATGACGCTGCCTGGCGAATTGTGGATGAGGGCAGTGTAGACAAAGTATGGCGTTGGTCTGAATCCGATCGCCACGCCGTATATCGTGCGACGTGCCCGGATTGTGGGCGTGAAGCCGTTGATAACCATCACGCCGGATACCAGGCATCAAAATTATTTAGCCCATGGCAGAAAGATAAACCATCTGATATCGCTGAGAAGTACATCAAAGCGAAAGGGGACCCGGATAAAGAGCAAGCCTGGTGGAACACCCAAATGGGGCTACCTCACAGGCCAAATCACGGTAAACAGCTTCCGGTAGATATTCTTCTATCTCGTCGTGAGGTTTTCCCAGCAAAAGTTCCGGATGGCGTTGCATTGCTGACGGCTGGAATTGATACCCAGGACGATCGCTTTGAGATTGAAGTAATTGGCTGGGGGAAAAACGAAGAATCCTGGTCCGTTTCGCATGATGTTATTTATGGCGATCTCGAAACCGATGAACCATGGCGGCGGCTTGATGCGTACCTTAAACAAGTATGGCGTAGGGCTGATGGCAGGGGACTAACCATCATGGCGGCCTGTCATGACTCCGGCGGTCACCACACTCAGAAAGTTTACGAGTTTGCAAAAGAACGACTCGGGCGTCGTATCTGGGCCATCAAAGGCGAATCAGCACAGGGTGGGAAACGAAACCCTGTCTGGCCAACAAAAAGGCCATCATCGAAAAGCAAGGCGCAATTCAGGCCAATCATTCTGGGGGTTAACTCTGCGAAGGATGCTGTTCGTAGTCGCCTGCATCTTGAGCCGCCAGCGCCTGGTATGCCTGCTGCTGGCTATATGCACTTCCCGGAGGACCGGGACATCGGTTATTTCAACCAATTACTTGCGGAACGACTCGTATACAAGGTGGTTGCTGGACAGCGCTTTAGTGTTTGGGAGCCTATACCCGGTAGAGCGAACGAGGCATTGGATTGCCGTGTTTATGGTTACGCCGCGCTCTGTGGGCTTATGCATATGGGGCTGAAGCTGAACGTTCGGGCAGCAAATTTGGAAGCTAACCCAGATAAATTCCTGCCAGCTCCCACTCAGCAGGAAGATCAGATCAGCTACGAGTTACCCGGAGTTGTCATTGAAGAAGCTGCACCGGTTAAGCGTAAGCGAATGTCACAACTTCTGCCGAAATAAGGAAAATCATGTTTAACCGGAACACCAGTCTGCTGGCTGGCGCAATGACTGATGCTCAGCTCAGAGATGCGCTTGCGAAAGCTCAGCAGGCTTACATTGACTTAGCAACCGGGAGCCACGGTGTTTCGTTTTCCTATTCTCAGGGGGACGGAACACGATCCGTATCCTACCAGCAAAGTTCGCTGGCAGACTTGCTGGCTCTGATCCAGCTCCTGCAGGCGCAATTGGGGATTATCTCGCGTCCCCGTAAGCCAGCGAGGTTTAGATTCTGATGAATAAAGTACAGATATTGGGCCCAGATGGGCAACCTATGCGCCCAACTAGACCATCAATGCTGGTGGGCGGAAGCCGCGTACCTTATGACGCAGCTGATTCATTCAGTGATCAGTTGGCAAATTGGCAACCTGCTTTGTGGTCTCCTGACAACGAAATCAACATTTACCGGGATCGCATTGTTTCTCGCGCTCGTGATTTAGTTCGTAATGATGGTTGGGCTAACGGTGCTGTAACCCGGTTATTGGACAACGCCGTCGGCGCAAATTTCCGACCCATTATGAAGCCTGATTATCGGGTTCTCAGAATGATTACGGGAAACAAAGCTTTTGATTCATCCTGGGCGGAAGAGTATGGGAAAGCACTGGATGGACACTGGCGAACATGGAGTAACGACACTGGGCGCTATTGCGACGTAGAACGGAAGTTAACTGTATCACAGATGCTGAGGCTGGGATTTCGTCACAAGCTTATCGACGGTGATGCTCTGGCTATTCTCCAATATCGAACCGATCGGCTTGGTCGTGGCAGGGGCCGTTATGCCACCACAGTTCAGATCGTTGACCCTGATCGCCTTAGTAATCCTCAGCAGAATTTTGATATGCCGAATGTTCGCGGCGGTGTTGAAATTGATGATGATGGTGCGCCAGTGGCATATCACATCAGGGAAGCCCATATGGGTGACTGGTGGAGCGGTGCTAAAACGATGACTTGGCAGCGCATCCCGCGCGAAACTGCATGGGGGAGACCGCATGTGGTTCATGATTTCGACCATGAGCGTGGTGCTCAGCATCGCGGTAATGGCATTTTGACCCCAGTGATCCAGCGTCTAAAAATGCTGGTCAAATATGACCAGAGTGAATTGGAAGCGGCGATTCTTAACGCAATTTTTGCAGCTTATATTGAGTCGCCATATGACCCTGCGATGGTTCAGTCTGCTTTAGGCGAAAACTATGACGAGTCTGAAATTGGCGCATATCAGGATGGACGAGTCGAGTTTCACAATGACCGTCGGCTGACGCTTCAGAATGGTGCTCGAATGCCCATTCTTTATCCTGGTGAAAAAATCACTACGGTGAACGCGGCCCGGCCTTACAGCAACTTTGAAGTATTTGAATCGGCGGTTCTCCGCAATTTTTCATCTGGTACTGGACTATCTCCACAGCAGGTGACGCAGGATTGGTCCGATGTTAACTACAGTTCTGCTCGTTCATCGTTGCTTGAAGCCTGGAAAACACTAACCCGCCGCCGGGATGATTTCTCGACAGGTTTTGCTCAACCTATTCTCACCGCCTTTGTTGAAGAAGTTCACGACAATGAGGAGTTACCTCTGCCTGCAGGCGCACCGGATTTCGTTGATGCCAGAGCAGCATATTCACGTGCTCGCTGGATGGGGCCGGGGAGAGGCTGGGTTGATCCTGTGGCAGAGAAAAAAGGTGCAATCCTTGGTCTGGATGCTGGCCTTTCAACTCTGGAAATTGAGGTGGGTGAAAACGTTGGTGAAGATTGGGAGGAGGTTCTCGATCAGCGTCAGAGGGAAATCGAATCCTGCCTTAAACGTGGGCTTCCATTGCCTAGCTGGGCACAGGCTGACCAGTTTGCTAGTCAGACAATTACCGATCCGGAGGAAAAGTGAATCTACCTCATTTGGCTCAGCGGCTATTTAATACCCCGCTGGCGCTACACCCGAATAAAGCTGAAGTCATTATGGCTGCTGTTATGGACCGCTTCGGAATCTCTCGGGTTGAATCATCCATGGCAATGATCGACGAGGACAGTTACGGATATGACGATAACCGGGGCCGGGAAACCAAACGTGACCCCGGTTATGACAACGTTGCTGGTGTGGCCGTTATCCAAATCACCGGAACGTTGGTGCAGAAATTAGGCTGTTTGCGTCCATACAGCGGCATGACGGGTTATGACGGAATTCGCCAGGCATTTCTAACCGCGTTGGCAGACCCCGAGGTGGATGGTATCTGTCTTGATATTGACTCACCTGGTGGTGAAGTCGCCGGGTGTTTTGACCTGGTGGACGAAATCTACAATGCTAGGGGAGAAAAGCCGATTCATGCCATCCTCACCGAGAACGCTTACTCGGCGGCCTATGCTATCGCCAGTGCGGCAGACCGAATTTCTGTTCCTCGTACCGGCGGTGTGGGTTCTGTAGGTGTTATTACGATGCATCTGGACTGGACCCAACGTATTAAAGAGGACGGTCTGAAGGTCACGATCATTACTTTCGGTAGCCGGAAGGCGGAAGGCTCACCCTATCGGGAGTTGTCTGCTGAAGCGCTGGAAGCTATCCAGCATGATATCAACGCCATGGGGGAATTGTTCGTGAACACGGTCGCCCGTAACCGGGGGATGAGTGCAAAGGTTATCAAAAATACCCAGGCTGCCTGTTTTATGGCGGCTGACGGCGTAGAAATTGGACTAGCTGATGAGGTCTGCACTCCTGATGCTGCGTTCAGACATTTACTTCAAGTTACAGGAGCCTGAGATGGCGAAGAAAACTTTTAATTTTGCTCACCTGATGGGGTTTGGCAAGTCAGCATCTGAAGAGGATGAAGACAAAAAAGCCAAAAAAGCGAAGGCTCGTAAGGCAGAAGAAGACGAGCGTGACGAAGACGCTGAAGACGATGATGAGCGTGACGACGACGCGGAAGACGATGACCGCGACGAAGACGCTGAAGACGGCGATGGCGATGATGACGAGCCGGATGCTGAAGACGACGATGGCGATGATGGCAAAAAGAAAGACGGTAAAGCTGCTCGACAGGCTCGCGCATCTGAGCGTAAACGTTGTGCCCGTATTTTCGGTAGCAAGCATGCTGCGGCTAATCCAGCACTTGCAGCTTCACTGGCTTTTAATACCGGGATGAGTTCTGCGGCAGCAATTGGTATTTTGGCTTCTTCTTCCCCAGCACTGCAACCACAGGCAACTCATAAGCGTTCGCTTGATCAACGGATGCAGGACAATCAGGTTAGGCTGGGGCCGGATGGAGGTAAATCCGCTGCGGGTAAATCAGCGCTGGTGGAGAAAATGACCGGCCTCTATAACTCTACGACAGGAGAGAAGTAATGGATCAATTTGGTCAGAATCAATTCGCACCAGGTATGAAGAGCTCGCTGTTTGTACCAGATCAACTAGTCGCAGGGCCGCTGCAGCTTGTTACGGATACCGTGACTGTTTCTGGTGGTGATTACAAACGTGGTACCGTCCTCGGAATGATTACGGCAAGTGGTAAATATACCGCTTGTTTAAAAACGGCCAGTGATGGCAGCGAAACACCATGCGCTATCCTGGTTGATGATGTTAATGCTGCTACCCATGGTGACCAGTCTGGTGGAGTTTACCTGATGGGTGAATTCAACCAGAACCGTATCACTATTGATGCGTCCTGGACCATTGCAGATATTAAAGCAGCACTGAGGCCGCTGGCCATTTTCCTTAAAGGCAGTACCCAGGCTCCAGTTTCCTGATTTAAATCCCCTTAAACAATTTCTCTGCTTTTTTGCTTTAACCGGCAGGGGATCACTCATTCCAAATTCCTGCCGGGTTTACCCGGCATTATCAAGAGACTGATTATGGATAATATTTTTGATACCAGTGTGCTGGTGCAACTGGTTCCTAACCTGAAAACTAGCCAGAACTGGTTGCTTGACCGCTTCTTCCCTAATGTCGTTACTTACGAAACGGAAGAGGTTGCCATTGATGTCGATGTCGGCTTACGCCGCATGTCACCATTTGTTTCTCCGTTGGTGGAAGGGAAACTGGTTGAATCCCGAAAATACCAGACCAACACTTTCAAACCTGCGTATATCAAAGACAAGCGAGCTCCAGATTTACGCAAACCAATTCGCCGTCAGATTGGTGAACGCATCGGTGGAGAATACACTGCTGCTGAGCGTGAAATGCTGAACCTGCAATTCGAAATGGCTGACCAGATCGACATGGTTAACCGTCGTCTGGAATGGATGGCATCTAGCGCACTGGTATCCGGAACTGTAACGGTTACTGGCGAAGGCTATGAAACCAAAGTGGTAAACTTCGGGCGCTCCTCTGATCTGACTATTACTCTGAGTGGTTCGGACAAATGGCCTACTACAGTTGCTGCCGGGGCAACTAACACCCAGCCATCTGATGATATTGAAGAGTGGCAAACGCTCATTTTGAAAGAATCAGGAGCGGTTCCCACGGATTTAGTCTTCACCAATAAATCCTGGAAGGCATTCCGTCTTGATACCACGATCAAAGATAACGCCATTACGTTCCCGGCGCTGAGCCCTTATGGTAACCAGATTAATGCTGGGCCACAGGCGATGAAAGGCGCTGTGTATAAAGGCCGTTGGGGTAACTTTGACCTGTGGTTATACAACGACTGGTACATTGACCCGCTGGATGGCGCTGAAAAACCGATGATCCCAGATGGCGCGGTGATTATGAGTGGTGCAGACCTGATGGGGACACGTGCATTTGGTGTGATTCTCGACCCGGCATTCAATTATGGCCCGTTGGCGTATGCACCGAAATCTTGGGTAAAAGAAGACCCAGCCCAGCGCCTTATTCTTATGCAATCTGCACCGCTGGTAATCCCAAGCCGTGTGAACGCATCTCTCTGTGCAACGGTGGTGTGACATGTCAAAAACAACCAAAAAGCCCGCAGTGGCTGAATTAAATGCAGAAGATGTTGTTAACGATCTGAATGCTGAAGGTATCACTTCGGCGGAGGTTATCGCTGCCGACGTTCTCAACGCTGGAGGCGAAAGCGCAGGCTCTGAGGATGATGATTCTGGTGAGGAAGAAAGCGCCGATCCTGAGTATGTAGTTCTTACAGGGAATAGTGTTCGCCATAACGGGGAAGTCTATCGTGAGAACGAAGTCATCCCGGTAACAGGGAAAGATGCGGAACGCCTTCTGAACGCCGGAATTATCGCTGATGTAAGCGTTTTACGTCAGCGCGTTCTTGCTGCGAAACCTGCGGTAACTGTCACTACGGGGTAATGCCATGGGGGTGGACTGGGATTTACATCTCTTAAGTCCGTTACATGGCATTTTTGGCGATGAGCATGAGTACCGTCCTAAAGGCGGTACCTCTTTTCTGATTAACGGTATTTTCGATCGTGGCTATGCTGTCGTGACTGAAAATCTTGACGGTGATTCAGCAATAAATACAACGAACCCAGTTCTTGGGGTGCGCGATGCGGAGTTCACTAACTTAGGCAGAGCACTCCCGGTTGTATCCGATCGTGTGTTTATTAAAACCGTCGGCGGAAAGCCTGTTAATCAGTTGTTCGTCGTGATGAACGTTGAGCCAGATAGCCATGGCGGATCGAAACTTGTACTTAACGTAGCGAAACAACGATGAATGCTTCAGACATTCGAAAGATGGTGGTTCTGGCGCTGACCAACACCACTGACGCGGCTACTCGTGTCTTTTCTCCGCGTGACTGGCCTACATCTCCGGTGGAATATCCGGCCTTACTCATCCAGACCCCTTTCGACCATAAAAAGGCGATGGGGCGAAATACGCCGTCCTTCACTACCGTGACAACTGTCCGTATTACTGGTCGGGTACAGGAGTATGACGGTGAAACGGATGATGATGGGGCGATGCGGGCAGAGGTGGCGCTGGAAGACTTGCGTGAGCAGGTAGAGCGAGCAGTCATCAACAGTTATGAACTGACCCGGAAAATACAAAAGTACGCCGAAATTCGCTCAACGATCAATGTTGATGCAGATGGCGAGGCTCATATGGGCCAGTTGCTGTATGAAATTGATATCGAACATTACCAGGGGCCGGAAGATTTCTACCCGGTTGAAACGGTTCCCCTGGAGGGTATGGATATCACGATCGCAATGCCGGATGGCACCCCGCAACATGGGATTAGTATCAACCTTCAGGAGTAAATCATGTTTGTAAAACCGAATAATGGGCTCAGTGTTCGCTGCCCCGTTAAGGGTTCCCCTTTGCCGAAAGAAGGCGCAGAGGTCCCTGATAATACCTTCTGGCGTCGCCGTTTAAGTGATGGTGATGTGGTTGTGGCGAAGCCGAAAGCCGCTGCAAAAGGTGATTCAATTAAAAATGAGGGAGATACTGAATGACTGTTCCATTCGCTCGTGTTCCCGATAATCTGCGGGTGGGGCTGTTTTTCGTTGAGTTTGATAACTCAATGGCGAATAACGCCACGGCTACGCAGCGCACCCTACTTATCGGTGGGATGCTTACTTCAGGCTCAGCTACAGCTGGTATTCCTGAACGCGTTTCCTCTCCTGATACAGTTGGTGAGCTTGCCGGGAAAGGCAGCATCCTTCACGCCATGATGACGGCGTATCAGAAAAACGATACTGCTGCAGAAGTCTGGATTTTGCCACTGGCAGAAGACCCGGATTCGATGACCGCTGCAACTGGTTCGATTAAAGTCACCAGTGCACCAACAGCAACCGGTGTTATTTCTCTGTACATCGCTGGTGAGCGGATTCAGCTTACCGTAGTGGCAACGGACACCGTTGCTTCGATTGCCACGGCTCTGGCCGCTGCAATTAACGCAAAAAGTATCCTCCCGGTAACAGCCAGCGCGGCAACTGACACCATCACATTGACCGCAAAAAACCTCGGCCTGGTTGGAAATGGCATTGATATTCGCCTGAATTATCTTGGCCTACCCGGCGACGAACGTACACCTGCAGGTCTGGAACTGACTATTACCGCGATGCACGACGGCGCTGGCGCTCCCGATCTTACCGGGGCACTGGCAAACCTTCAGGACCGTACTTTTGACTTCATTGTTAATCCATATGATGACACCAGTTCTCTGGACGCGATGAAAGAGTTCTTATCCGATATCAGTGGTCGCTGGGCGTGGGATAAACAACTCTACGGTCATTCTTTCGGTACTACCGCCGGGACCTATGCTCAATTAGGCACAAAAGGAGAGGTCCGTAACAATCAGCACGAAACCCTGATGGGTGTGAACAAATCACCATCTCCAACCTGGTTATGGTCTGCCGGTTATACAGGCGCAGCGGCGGTCAGCTTGCGTAATGATCCGGGGCGTCCTGTTCAGTCCTTGGCTATTTTGGGTGTGCTGGCTCCAGCACTGCAGGACCGTTTTGAACTGACAGAGCGTAACAATCTGCTGTACAGCGGCATTTCTACTTTCACGGTTGATGATGACGGTACGGTTCGTATTGAAAACCTGATCACCACTTATCAAAAAAATGCATACGGCGATGCGGATGATAGTTATCTGGAAGTTGAAACACTTTTCAGCCTGATGTTTGTCACTCGTTACCTTCGAACAGCAGTAACCAGCAAGTTTGGGCGGATGAAGTTGGCCGCTGATGGTACTCGCTTTGCTCCTGGTGCTGCGATTGTTACCCCGAACATTATCAAAGCTGATCAGATCGCCGAATACGGAAAGCTGGTGTGGAATGGGTATGCACAAGACAAAGAGGCATTTGCTAAAAACATTATTGTTGAGCAGAACGCCAAAAACCCTAACCGCGTTGATGTGTTGTGGCCGGGAACTCTCATTAACCAGCTACGTGTTTTCGCGTTACTCAACCAGTTCCGCACTCGTGCTGAATCAACAGGAGCTTAAACGATGGCAGGTGATACTTCTAACCGCCTGGCGGGGACCGCGTACGTCACCGTTAACGGTGTGACGGTGATGGTGGAAGGCTCCTTTAAATATCAGGTGTCTAAGGTAAACCGCACTACCTTAACTGGGATGGATGGTGTTCATGGGTATAAAGAAAAGCCTGTAGCACCTTACATTTCAGCCCGTTTACGTGATAGCGGCGGGACTAACGTCCAGGGTTTTAGCGAACAAACTAACGTCAACATCATTGCCGAACTGGCAAATGGTAAAACGATTATTGGTGAAGGGCTCTGGACGGTAAACGTTCAGGAAGTGGAAAGCGAAGATGCAGTGTTTGATGTTCGCTGGGAAGGCCGGGAAGTATCGGAGAATTGATATGGCTGAATTAGAACGTGTAAAAATTATCCCTCTCGTTAAGCCTCTTGAGGATACGACGAAAAAAATGACCTATCCGGAGCTTGAACTTAAAGCTCCTACTCTCAGTCAAGCCGAACAGTTTTATGAAAAGCAGGCTGCATCTACGTCCCTCGCAGCAATGCGTTTGCTCATTGCGATCGTAACAGATACTCGTGAAAGCGTTCTGCAGCCGATGGATTTCATTGATTTTCGCAAGTGTGAGGAATATCTGCTTAGTTTTTTGACCTGGAAGGCCTGACGGCCTGGCAGGAAGCGGCAGCTGATGTCACGTATTACTTCCGATGGACAGAGGACAGGGCGTGGGGAATGACCCGCGCCCGATTGAAATGGTGGGTAGCCCAGGCAGCCCGAATCAACAAACTCAGGAACTCTGAAGACGATGAGTAATGTCTTTGATTTTGAGCTGGTGGCTAATGATCAGGTCAGTGATGTTATTGACCGTATTAATGAAGCTATCCGAGGTCTTGAACCTAAGCTTGATAAAACTAAAGAAGGGCTTCAGTTAGGTGGACAGGAGACAGTTGACGGGCTGAATGGCTTTATTTCACGTTTTGAAAATTTGTCCAAAAGTGCCAGGGATAACGTGCAGTTTATCGGGGATATAGTCCCTCCATTGAAAATGGTAGGGGAGCTATCTGGTAAACTCGGGTCACTAGGTATTGTTGGTGCAGCCGGGTACGGTCTCAAACAAGTTGCCTATGGCTTTCGCGAAGCGTCCAGGGAAGCGTATAACCTGGACGTTTCATCAAAAAATGCTGGTATGCGTGTAGACGATTTTTCCCGTCTTGCTGGAGCGATGCGCATCCTTGGCGCTGATAGTGAAAGTGCCAATGCTTCTATTGGTGGCATGGCGAAAATGCTGAAAGAAGCCGCCAGTGGCGCGAATGGGCAGGTACTTGGTGCGCTCGCACAGATCGGTGTTCAGATACAGAAAAATAATGATGGTTCTGTTGATACGCTAAAAACATTACAGGAGATAGCTCGAGTCTTCCCTTCGTTGCGGCCTGAGCAACAAAAGTCCGTAGCCGATGCTCTTGGGATGACGCCAGAAATGTTGGCGTTAATGCGTGAAGGTGAGCGCATGAAAACGCTGCTGGCTAAATCTGACGAGTTTGGGCTAACAATTGATCCTGAACTTAATAAAGAGCTCGGTGACATTAACGGTACTATGAACGAGCTCAGTGCTTCATGGGATGGGTTGTGGCAGCGTTCGAAAAATAAAGCGCTAAAGACATTACTCTCTGATGGATCAGTTAAAGATGGGTTAGAAGGTGTTACTGACCTATTCACTAACGGTGATTCAATTAGCCAAATGCACGCTCTTGGTGTCACAAGTAGCAGTGATGCAACTAAGCTTCGTCGGATGTTGGGGGATAAGGACCTAAACAATAATCTTTCATGGTATGACAGAAACATGGCGTACTATGGCGGTATTATGACCGATGGCGCAAGAAAGCAATATGACGCTAAATACCGTCCAGTTGATCTGGCTGAACAATTAAATAGTGATATGTCGGCAATAAATCGCCCTAGCGTTGGTGGGAATAATAATGTTCCTTACGGGGAAACAAGGAATAACGCAATTGGCTTCAGAAATAATAATCCCGGTAATTTGAGGGTTGCAGCAAACGCAACGGGTAAAAATGGCGGATTTTCTACCTTTGCGAATGATGCCGACGGAAGAACTGCAATGGCGAGACAGCTGATGTTGTATGGTGACAGGGGGAATAATACTCTGGATGGGATTATTCATACCTATGCTCCGCAATCAGAGAATAATACTCGTGCATATATTGACTCCGTCTCAAAAGCCACTGGATATGGAGCCAAAGAGCAAGTAAATCTGCACGATCCGGAAACATTAAAAACGATAATGGCAGCCATGATTAAACATGAGAATGGCGCACAACCTTATACTGAGGAACAACTGCTAAACGCCATCCAGACCGCCATTACTGATGATCGGTGGTCAGGGAAGAGAAATCCGGATGTGCTGGCCCAGCAGCGGTATGACATTATCTCTGGATCACGCGGCGTGGATCAAGAACCCACGATACTCAGAACACAACAAGGGAAAAGTGATGCTTTCCCTGACAGTCCGGTGAACGAACAATCCTCTGGAGACGGAATCATTCAGCCAGAGTTGCAGCGTTCGGGACCAGATAAGACCCTTACCGATAATATTACGCGCTCCTTCATGAGTGCGATGGCTGAGCAAAAATTGAAACTTGAGATCACCATGATCGACGGGAAGGGAGGGCGAAGGGAATACAGCGCCGAAGATGGCGGAAGAATAACGTTACCCATGTCTTACTGATCATTTTCAACTGTCATTGTATATACGGTAACCGCCGACATGGCGGTTTTTTTATTTCAGGAGACCTGATGCCAATTATCCAGAATGCAATAACTGCACTGATGGGGGGCGGTGACAACGATGACTGGCGGGGATTAATACGATCCAGTTCCTTTCGTGGTGTGCCTTTCGCCATGGTGATGGAAGAAGGTAGCCACGGTAGACGTCAGGCTGTACATGAATACCCTTATCGGGATACGGCCTGGATAGAGGATCTTGGTCGGGGAACCCGGCGCTTTGTTCTCCGCGGATTTATCATCCAGAACAGTCAGGTTTACGGTGGTGGTGATGTTATCACTCAACGTCAGTCGCTCATTGCTGCCTGTGAAAAAAAAGGAAGCGGTACGCTGATTCATCCAACGCTCGGTGAATTAACGGTATCTGTTCCTGAAAATGGTCTTCGTATCTCTGGGTCGATGGAAAACGGCCGGGTATTTGAATTCACCCTGATGGTCATTGAGTCAGGTCAGAAAGTTTTTGCTATAACGGACAGTGCTGCTGCCGGAAATTCAGTCCGGACTAACTACCTGAAACTGGTGAGCACTGCTGTAGCTAGCACACTTGCACGCATCAAAGGTGAAATTCGGGGAGTTACTCAGGCTATTAAAACCATTAAAGGGACGGTGACGTTCTGGACAAATATGGTTGATAATAGTATCAGCGAGGTCACAAACCTAAGTAATGTCCTGAACTCCACATTTGGAAATACACGATACGGGCGTTATAACAAAGGATCAGTCGGCGGACGTTCGTCTGCAATTGCGGGTAGTGCAGCAACAGTTGATGTGGTGGATGATCAGGGCCTCTCAGACCAGGTGACAGCCCAGTCGGTAATGGACCGCAAAAACATTACAGATACTGTTGATGAACTGAATAATTCATCAACTGCTGATGAATTTGTTCAGGGTATTTCTGATGTTGTTAATTCCATTCTGAACAGTTCCGGTAGTGTGAATGAAAGGATTTCAGCACTGGAGAAACTCGCTAATTCTACAAGCACTGAATATCAGCAATCTGATAGTAGTAAAGCAATTTCCGCAACCATCAATACGATGATTATTGTGTTGTGTGCTGGAGCAATGACCAGCTCAGCAGCCGATGCAAACCCGACTAGTCGTGATGAATCTGAACAGTTAGCGCAGCGTGTTTCTCAGCAGTTGGATGAAGCATTGTTATTAGTTGGTGATCGTGCAGATGATGAGTTATATAACGCTCTGCTAAGCATCAGGACTGCTTTTATTTCGACAATGATGAATCGCTCATCGGGATTAAGTGACCTGATGCTGGTGACAATGGCTCAGCCCATACCTGCGCTTACTCTTGCAAATCGTTTATATCAGGATTCCTCTCGTGCCGATGAATTAATTCAGGAGTCACGTGTTCCACATCCGGCATTTATGCCGCTTACGATGAAGGTGCTGAGACAATGAGTAATGACAATGATCAGGATGTCGTTTCACTTACGGTTGGCGGAAAAATCATTGAGGGATGGGATTCTGTTCGTGTAACAAGGGGTATCGAACGTTTCCCTTCTGATTTCGATCTGGGTCTGATGGATTATTATCCCGGCAGCGACAATAAGCAGTTGGTTGAAGAGGGCATGTCTTGCAGCGTCACTATTGGCGATGATCTGACTGTTACCGGTTATGTTGATGACTGGGAACCAGCGATATCACGCTCTCGGCATGAAGTAAGAGCCACGGGGCGCAGTAAATGTCAGGACCTTGTGGATTGTTCTGCGGAGTGGCCCAATAACGTTATTAATGCCAGTAATGCGCTTGAAATTGCTCAGCGCCTGGCATCGTACTATGACATTCAGGTTTCGACTGATGTCGATGACTTGATTAAGGTACCTCAATTCACAATTAACTGGGGTGAATCACCACAGGAAATTATTGAAAGGGTGGCCCGATGGTCAGCATTGCTCTATTACGACCAGCCTGATGGAAATTTGCTTCTGACTCGTGTTGGCACACGACGGGCCGCAAGCGGTATTGCAGAAGGCGTAAACGTTGAACAGGCATATTATCGTAGGTCAATGGCGGATCGGTTCTCGGACTATGTTGGCGTATCTATGGGAATATCACCGATAGCCGGATTTTCACCTGATACAGCATATGACGCGGTAACGCTGGCGACGGCAAGGGACCCTGAAGCTGCCAAAATGCGTTATAGAAAGCATATTTCTATTATCGAAAGTACGTTGATGGCCTCGCATCAGGCACAGCGTGCAATAGATTGGGAAATGAATCGTCGATATGGCCGCTCAAAACAATTATCTGTAACCATCGACTCCTGGCGGGACAAGGATGGGAAACTTTGGGAGCCCAATACTCTGATCCCGGTTGACCTTCCAACACTGCAACTTCCTGATACTGAATTACTCATTGCTGAAGTCACTTATATGCGAGACGACAACGGCACACATGCGCGTCTAGCGCTGATGCCGCCGGAAGCTTTCGCCATCCAGCCTTATGCCTTTTATCAGCCGATTCCAGGACTAAATACATGAACCAGAATTTGAAAAAAGCAGCAGTGCGAATTGCTGGGATGCTGGGGATTGGGCGGATCACATCTCAGAAAGACAGTGGGGAAATTCAACAAGCTCAATATCAGACTCCATTGGAGGTTGCCAGTGCGCCTCGGATGGCTGACTTCGGTTTTTCCTCCGGGCTTCCGGTAGGTACTGATGTTGTTATTGCCTTCATCGGCGGTGATCGTTCAAGCCCAGTAATCATTGCATCAAATCATCAGGGGTATAGACGAACTGGGCTGAATGAAGGGGAAACAGCCATCTATAACAAATGGGCGATGGAAGTGTTGCTCACTGAAAAGGGCGTCTTTATTGATGCTAAGGGGAAAGACGTAGAAGTAAATAACGCCACGAACGTAACTATAAATGCCAGCGAGGGAATATTGGCAAATACTCCGGTTTTAAAGTGTACCGGAGACATTATAGACAACTGTGAGAGCAATACCCGAACGCTCAAAGAGCTCCGTGATGCTCACAATGATCATGACCATGTAGTTAAAAATGTTCAGAAGGGTAACGACGCCGCTACCAGTGAGAAAACAGAGGAGCAGGTTAAATGAGTGATTTTTCCTCCTTCTGGAACGTGGACGAAATGATTGCCGACTGGCAGGAAGGCGCGGGGATGCTATCTACCGATCATGACCTTCAAACGGTAATTCTAATCAGTCTTTTTACCGATCGGCTGGCGCGTTCTGATGATAACTATGGAGATAGCGATCGTCGTGGCTGGTGGGGTGATACAGGTGAAGATCAGCAGCTTGGTTCACGGCTTTGGTTGTTACGGAGGGAAAAGCTAACGACGAATGTGGCAATCAAAGCTGAAACCTACGCGCTGGAAGCGCTTAAATGGTTGAAAGACGACGGTGTTGTAAATGACGTTGTCCCTGTTGCTCAAATCGTTATGCCAAATCGCTTGAACCTCACTATCCGGTATTTATCTCCGGGGCAAAACTGGCAGGAAAGCAGGTTCTACTGGATATGGGAGAAACTTTAAAATGCCCTTTAAACGAAAGACTCTGACTGAGTTACGAGATGAAAACCGTAATTTTCTTCAGGCCGAACTAAAAAACGTTGGTGCGCTTCTCCGTTTTGCCAACCTAAAGGTTGTTGCCGATATGGATGCAGGTATGGCGCACCTGCACTATGGCTACCTTGATTATATGGCGCTTCAGTCCAATCCGTTCACGGCAACTGGTGAATACCTGGCTGGGTGGATGGCCTTAAAACGTGTCTACAGGAAACCCGCCAGCGCGGCTAAATCAAAAAATGTAAAAGCGGTCGGGACCGCAAACCGCATTATTCCCGCTGGAACGATTTTGAACAGGGGGGATGGTTATCAGTACACTGTTGCCACGGAAATCAAAATTCAAGATAGCGGGGAAGGGCATGGAGGGATCACCGCTGTTTTACCGGATGTTACTGATGATGTTACCGGCGGTGGTGCTAACGGCAATGCAGATGCAGGAACGGTACTTACGCTTGATATAAATATTGCGGGAGTTGAGGCTCAATTAACTTTGATAGAAGAGGCCACAGGCGGCGCTGATATCGAAGATGAAGAAGCCTTTCGAAGCCGTGGTCTTCTCTCATGGCAAGAACCCCCACAAGGGGGGAGTGATACTGATTATAAAAAATGGGCGCTGGAGGTATCTGGGGTAACGCGAGCCTGGGTAAAACGCAGACTTAATGGCGCTGGGACGGTCGGTGTTTACATTATGTGTGATGGAAATCTTAATGACGGTTTCCCTGTTGGAACTGATGGGATATCACAGCTTGAGGAGTGGGGGTCAGTGAAGGCATCCGGTGATCAGTTGTCTGTAGCCGATCATATCTATCCGCTTCAGACAGACACTGCGATTATTTTTGTTTGTTCACCAATCAGAAAAACTATTAATTTTGAAATAGCAGGTATTAAGGATGCTGATAGTACTGTCGTCAGTAGTATTAAAGAAGCATTAACATCCCTGTTTTTTGATGAGTCGAATCCTGATGGTTCCGGGAAAATTGATTTATCCGATATCAATAAAAGTATTAGTAACGTAGATGGAACGAAGGGGTATATCCTTAACATCCCATCATCAAACATTACTTTTAAAATTGGTGAGATTCCGGTCTTGGGTGAGGTTAAATTTGTATGAGCCTGTATTCCCAAAATGATTATGCTACCGCGCTCGGTGCGTTGTTGCCGACTGGGAGAGCATGGCCGAGAGCAAGCAAGACTGTACAAGCTGCCGTTTTACGGGCATTAGGTAATTCCTTTCAACGATCTGATAACGATGCTGTGAATCTCATCACAGGTGCTTTTCCAGCGACTGCAACTGTCATGCTATCAGAATGGGAGAGTTCTCTGGGTTTGCCGAATGACTGCTCTATTGGTGAAATAGGTGGCATCAGTGATAGACAACGCTCAGTTGTCTCTAAATTAATAAGCACTGGCGGCTTAAATCGAGACTATTACATTCGTGTCGCAGCAACATTAGGTTACACCATAACGATCACACAGTTTCGTCCTGCAATAAGTGGGATGTCTGTGTGTGGTGATACTTTGAATGGCGATGAGTGGCCCTTTACCTGGCGAATTAACGCGCCGGAAACAACTATTAAATATGCGTTATCTGGTGCTTCGTATTGTGGTGACCCATTAGCATCCTGGGGTAACAAGCAACTTGAATGCGCAATTAATAAGATCGCGCCATCCCATTTGAATCTTATCTTTAGTTATTCATAATTAATTATTTACCTTAATAATTATCACTTATCAGTGAGGATTAATCATGCTCAGAATCGGGCAAGTTGAGCCATCTGCAACAGCAGACGGTAAATATACAGACGGTAGCGTTGCTGGTGGCATTGCAGCAACACGACTCCGAGCCGCTGCTTTCAATGCCATGCAGGAAGAGTTGGCTAACATCGTAGAGTCAGCAGGAATGATCCTTTCTCCTGATGATATGACCCAGGTGCTTACAGCATTAAAGAAACAGCTCCTCAGTCGTGCGAACCCATTTGCAGACATTAAAGCTGATGGACCAGCAGCGGTAGCTGCGGCTCTCTCAAACCTTGGTTTGGAAGATATAGCTAAAGCAGGGGTGTGCTCGGGTGTTTTGGGAGTGAACGGATACATATCTATTCCACTGATAATCGGTGGTGTTAAGAGAAACCTCCTTATCCAGTGGGGTTCTGCTGAATTTGGCGGAACCGGCTCGCCAACTTCTGGTGTATGGAATAATTTCACATACGCTTTCCCTTCAACGAGCTACAAAGTAGTAGCCATACATTATGGATATGCACCAGGGAGCGCGGGAATATTGTCGGTATATGGCAACAATAAAACTGGATTTTATGGCTGTGCTGGACTGGCAACAACAACGAACACTGCTGCTGGCTTGTATATCGCAATAGGAATTTAAAATGAGCAAAAATTATTTTAGCGCAGAAAGATGTCAGTTCTTTATTGGCGCACTGAAGGATACTTACATTACGTCAGGAACGTGGCCTGATGATGCCCAGGAAATTGATTCTTCTGTTGAAACTGAATATTCTTCCACGCCTCCTGAAGGGATGGTTTTGGGAGCTGATTCTTCTGGTCTTCCTGCCTGGGTTGATAAACCTGCCCCGACACATGAGGAACTAGTCGAACAGGTAGAAGCAAAGCGCCAGTCGTTGCTCGATGAAGCGAACATAATCACAACTGACTGGCGAACAGAGCTGGCACTGGGCATCATCAACGACGATGATAAAGCGAAACTTACGGAATGGATGAAGTACATCAAGGCAGTGAAAGCCGTTGATACTTCAACGGCTCCTGATGTTATTTGGCCAGAGAAACCGGCTGATTAGGCCATTCAATATCTGGTGCGCTGGAGGTGTCTACAGCTTCCAGCGCGTCCAGATAATCCAGCCACAGATTGTACTGCGCCAGTTCGTCACCTTTCAGACGACCAATCGCCGCTTTACCGGGCCACTGTTTACTGCTCACGTAGTCATTCGCCTGGTCTATACGATTCTGCTTCTCTGCCATTGCAACAGCTACCAGTTGGTCATGAGTCGGCGGCGGTAAATCAGCCCAGGCAGGCATTTTATCGCCACCAACTACCCGCACCTTATCCACCATAGACGCCGAAAACTCCGTAAAAACATCAGCACTAACTTCGACAAGATCACTTAAATCCCATTCTGCAGATTTATAGTCCCCAAGCAGTGGTTCAGGGAAAAAGGCATTATTTAAAGCAGACCATAAATATTTCATTATCAGTACCCCACCGCACGAACGAACACATCCAGACCAGAGTTCAAATAAGTTGACGCAACGCGACAGGCAAATTTATCTATCACCATGCCGGACACAAACGGTGTGCCATCACGCGTGGCTGTGATACCTGCATAATTAACATTTACCCCATAGCATCTATTAGGGAATGGGTTAGGGAAAAGAATATTGATGGTTCCATTCACGGTTGCGGAGGGAGCCTGAGGAACAGTTGCGGTGAACCATTGCTCAATAAAACCTCCCGGATATTTCATAAACCCCTGAGTCGCGCTAGAAAAAATAAAGCTGCTCATGTCCGGTATCTGGTTTGCACCCGTTCCCACGCCTCTTTTTGCCGCTTCTCCCAGACCAACGTTTACGAAAATGAATATCCGCCACAGCGTAATCAAGACGTAACTGTGGCGGGCATTGAAAATCTTTACTCACTCACTAACCAGAATTCAGCCTCTTCAAACATTTCCTGAACTACTGCACTGATCAGTTCCTTCTCATGCTTGCTGGCGTCAGTGTTGATCGCCGGCAGTGTCATCATCGGTTTAACCCGAACATCAGCGTCAGGGAAGATGCGGTGTACTCTTTTGCTTAACTCGCCCAGAATGATATCTTTTGCACCGGGCAGACCATCAAAATTCCTTTTGTCATAAACGAGTTCCACGAACATTGCTCATTGCTCCTTTACTGTATGGATATACAGTATTTATACTGTGTTTTTATCCGGTATTCAAGAGAGGTCGTAAACATGGGCTTTCCTTCACCTGCTGCAGATTATGTTGAAACACGAATCTCCCTCGATCAGCAGTTAATCAGCCAGCCCGCAGCGACTTATTTCATGCGTGCATCGCGTTCACATTTCAGGGAAGGGATAATCCAGGGGGCGCTGCTTGTTGTTGATGCGTCACTTTCTCCCTGTGATGGCTCGCTGCTGATATGCGCGATAGACGGGGAATTCAGGATCAAGCGATATCGGACTCATCCTCAGCCCCACCTGGTTAATCTGGAGAACGGGAGAAGGGAGGCGTTGCCAGTAGATGATGACGGTTACAGTTCTGCACCCGCTATATTCGGGGTGATCACATACATCATTAATGATGCCAGGAACGCGGAGTTTGATGACTGCCCGGTGATGTGA